TCATCCATGCGTGACACCTCCTTTTGCGGATGGCTCGTCGCAGAGCAATTCGCGCAGCATGTCCTTGGCCTGATTGAGTCGTTTCAGGATGGTGGAGGGCGCCGCGTGGAGCGCCTCCGCCACCTCCTTGATGGTCATGTCCTGGTAGTAATACAGGAGGATGGCGTCCCGGAGCTTGCCGGGCAGACGGCGGATGGCTTCTGCCAGGGCGAGGGCGTCCTCATCCACCGGATCGGCGGGGATGGGCAGCTCCTCCGGGGTGACGCGCTTCTCCGTGTGACGCAGCCAGGCGCTGCGGTTCATGTCCCGGCAGGTGTTGATGGCGATGGACATGAGCCAGGTGCGCGCCTGGCTGTCGGCGCGGAAGGTACCCATGCGTTTATACGCCTTGAGGAAGGTCTCCTGCAGGGCGTCCTCTGCGGCTGTGCGGTCGCGCAGGTACAGGAAGCACATCCGGCCGATGGCTCCCTGATACTGCGCGACCATGCGGGTGAAGGCCTCGTCGCGGCTGACATCCGGGCCCGTGGCAGCAGCCATGCGCTCTGCCTCCTCTCATGTGGATGATTTGAGAACCGGTTTCACTTATAAGACGAATCAGAAAGGGAAAATATTCGCCCTGGTGGAAGGAATAAACAAAAAATGCCCCTCCGAAGAGGGGCGGGGGGTCAATAGGTCATGGCGCGGTCAGAGTCTGCTGCGCCGTCGGTGGTGGGGTCAATCACCACACCCAGGGCGGTCAGCAGGGTCAGCAGCGTCTGCATGAGGGACAGCAGCCAATCCTCCGAGAGGGGCGGGATCACGTCCAGCATGGCCAGCAGGTCATAGACGAAGCTGACGATGAGCGCCAGCGCCGAAGCCAGCCAGGTCTTGTTGCGCAGGCGGACTTTCCAGTTGATTTTCATGGGGAACACTCCTTTCAGCGGCGCGCTTTCAAATCGCGGATGTCATGTCTCGGCCATCACTGAGCGCAGGGCTCAGCGCTGGCTACACTCGGCGATTACAAGTAATCGCTCTCGTTAGTCGGCCAATGCCCGACCTCGCTGCTTCAAATCACGGATGTCGTGTTCAGCCTCGTCCATGCGGCCCTCCAGACGAAAGGTGCGCTCGATCACCTGGTTGTGGCGGTTCACCTGCTTTTCCAGCTGAGCCAGACGGTACTGGGTCAGCCGCGAGGAAGCGATCACGCCGACGCAGCTGCCGATGAGGGTACATGCGCCGGAGATGATGGCAACGAGAATGGCCTCACTCATCGCTGGTCACCTCCCTGCAGCTTTCCTCCAGCGCTGTCCAGGTCAGCGGGCCGACAATACCGTCGCGTTCCAGGTCATGGGTGGCCTGGAAGGACTTGACGCATTCCAGGGTGATGCGCCCGAAGATGCCGTCGATGGCCAGGTCGTACCCGACGGAGCGCAGTGCCCGCTGCAGGAGCTTCACGCCCTCGCCGCGGTCACCCCGGCGGAGCAATCCGCGTTCATCCGCTTCGATGGCGGGAGGATCAGGCAGCGCGGTTTCCTCCGCCGCAGCAAGGATGCCCCAGTACTTCCATTTGCCGATCTTCTGGTCAGCCTTGACCTTCATACCCTCGGTGGAGGCATGGACGATGCGCAGGGGGCTGACGCTGGTTACCAGGCCGATGTGGCAGAAGTCGCCCTCATTGTCGCTGAACTTGGCGGGGGTGTCGGGTTTCCACTTGAACACAGCCATGCCGGGGCGCAGATCGCGGATGGAATCAATGGGGCCCTTTTTTCGGAGATGCTTGCGCCAGATGGTGTTGCTGCCGTGATAGATGCGTTGGCCCTGCAGCCGGAAAGCCCTGACGAACATGCCGGAACAGTCGATGCCTCGCTCGTCGTTGGTACCGGGGGTGCGGTAGGGCCAGCCCAGGCAGTCCTCAAAGTCAGAAATGAGTTTTTCAATGTTGATCATAACGTACCTCAGGTGGTGGTTTGCTCGATGATGGTCATGGTAACGGTGGAGGTCACGCCCACGCTGTCGGAGGCGTTGCTGCCGTAGGGGTGGAAGCTGATGCTGTGCTGTCCTTCGGCGATGGAGCCCAGCTCGTCACGCTTCAGGTAGGGCATGAGGCTGAAGGATCCGGGCTTCCACTCGTCGTCCGCAGGCGCGTTGCCGTCCACCCGCACGTCGCGGATGGAAGCCCCCACTGGCACGAAGAAGCTGACCCGGGCGTCCAGCAGAGCAGCCCAATCATCAATCTCAAAGTAATGCACCACCGGCGCGTGATAGCTGCCATGGGCATAGTTGCGCTCCTCCACGGTGGAGACGGTGCCGCCCAGAAGCTTGCCGGCGGTGGTAAGGCGCACCAGCTCCGCCACCTCGTCTGCCTCGGTTTGCTGCTTCAGACGGTTGGAGAGGGTCAGCACCGCCTGACCGGGAGCGCCGATGACATCTTTCTTGTCGATGGCGATGATGCGGTGCTGCACCGTCACCCCCAGCTCCGGCAGGCAAAGGCGGCACATCCGTCCCGTGCGGAAACAGTCGATGGGTTCTCCCGTGGCAGCGGACAGATCCGTGGCAGTGAGGATGGTGGTGATCTCCGGCTGGGCGTGGCGGGCCAGATACATCTCTGCTACAGACTGCAGCGTGGGTACGTCGAAGATCAGATCATCCTGGAAGGTGCGGCTGATGACGCCCCATTCATGGGTATCAGCATCCAGATGGTCGCTGCCGGTGAGGGGAACCAGGGTGATGTGCCCCGTTTCGACCTCCGCCCCGAAGGGGTAGACGCGGGTGCACAATCTGCTGCCGTCCACCCGATGGCTGATGCTGCCCACATTGCGGCGCAATCGTCCCTCGCAGAAGGGGGTGTCTGCCAGCGCGCGGATGTGCAGCTTCCAGGGGCTGACGGTCTGGTCGAAGTCCAGCGTGCAGCCCTCGGGGAGCATGCCTATCAGGGCGTTGAGCGCATCCAGGAGAGAGGTGTATTCCGTAGCGAAGATGACGGTGAGGTCAGCGGGGACGCCCACATCGCCGGGCGTCCACAAAGGCGTGGTTTGGCAGTTCAGCAGGCGGGTGAGGGCCTCTGTCACGCTGCACATGAAGCCCTGGGCGGGGATGACGCTGTCCTCCAGGGTGCACAGGCCGTGGGTGAGGCGGACGGTGCGGAGGCCGGCTTCGTCGGTTTCCACGTGGGTGACGCGGAAGACGCCTGCACTGCCGTTTTCATCGTAGAGCTCCACCAGGTCGCGCAGCGTGATGTCCGGGGCGTCAGGCGGGAGCAGCATTTCTGCGGTGGACAGCCCGGTCAGCCGCAGGTGAAGGGCGAGCTTGACCGGATGCAGGCGGGCGACTTCCCGCTGGGAGGCGTTCAGCAGACGGGGCAGGCGGATCATGCGTACCGCCCCCTCGCTGTGAAGATGGCCTGCAGGGGTTGGATGCTCAGGGCGGCCACGGTGCAGCCCTTGCCGCAGGGCGCCAGCAGCAGATCATCGCTGCCGGGCGTGCGGTTGGGCAGGATGCTCTCCCCATTGATTGTGGCGGACAGGAGGCCATCCTGGACTTCCACATAGCACTTGCTGCCCACAGGCAGGGTGATGTCATCAAAGATGATGCAGGTGCCGCCGCACTGCAGGGTCAGGCGGGTGACGGGGCTGGCGCCTATATTGGTGACGGTGACGCTCACCGGGGTGTCCTCTGCTGTACCGGGAAGCACGAGGGACATCGTACTGCTGCCGGTGAGGACGGTGGGCTCCGCGGCTTCCCAGTAGGGGCAAAGGGTGGTGGTGAACTGAAGGGTCAGGGGGGCCGTCCAGTCCTCGGCTGCCAGGGCAGGCAGCTCAGTACAGACGACGGTCAGCTGCTGGTCGGGACGGGCGTCGAGGGTCAGGATGCCGCCATCCGATGCCCATGCGCGGACGAGCTCCAGCAAAGACCAGCGGCGGATGGGATCCTGCTCGTGAATGGCGAAGGTTACGCGGACGGACAGGCTTTCCCGCACGGGGGCAAGGAACTGTCCGCCCCGGGGCAGAGGGAAGGCTGGCAGGCGCAGGCGAGGCGCATCCTCCCGGACGTCCAGCACGCAGATGCGCTCATCCAGCCAGGACAGGGACGCGCCATTCAGGGCGCAGTCGTGGATGGTCATGGTTTACCTCCTTATGCATGGGGGTGGCGCACCAGCTTCCAGGTGATGCGCAGCCCCAGGGCGGTTTTCTCCTGAAGGGACTGGGCGGGCCTTTCCGGGGTGAGCAGCAAGGTCTCGTACCCCGTGTCCAGCCAGAAGCCCCGGGGCGGCAGCAGGGTGAGCAGCTGATCTCCATAGGTGAGGCGCTCGGCATGGGCGGCGCCGGAATGGCACCACAGCGTCAGGGTGACACGGCCTGGCTTGGCGGGGGTCAGGGGCGTTTCGATGGCCAGGGTGAGATAGGGGAAGGAAGCGTTATCGGGAACGGCGTCTGCCGGATGAACGGGCAGCCCCAAACCGGCGATGTGCTCATGCAGCTCACGGTGGATGGTTTTCAGCATGGAAACACCACCCTTTCCACTGCTGCCTGGCAAAAGCGCAGCCCGGAAAACGGCGGCGTGCGCAGGCTGCCGGAACGGCTGACGACCCTGTACACTGCGCCGTCCTTCTCCCGGCGGACGTGATCGCCGGGGGAGAGGGTGACGTCGAATTCATGCAGCAGCACAGGGGATTCCTCCAGGGCAATGCGCTCTGCAGCGCTGATGGGGACATCACTGGCCCAGGTCAGCACGCCGGAGAACGGGATGTCATCGGCGAAGGTGATGCGTACTCCGCCCAGACCATCGGGCTGGGACTGCTTTTCCAGCAGCATGAAGGGCTCGAACCATTTTTCGATCATACGGGTACCTCCGTGAACATCCGCCGGTAGGGAGTCAGCGCGGGAGCAAAGGCCTCCTGCCAGGTGACGGATGCCCGGCTGACGCTGTATTCCCCCAGTTTCTCAGCAGTGACGGAGGGGTCGGGGTTGGCGGCGGCCCAGCAGGCGATATCCCCGCACAGATGGATGAAATCCGCCGGGGGATTGAGCAGATACACCCGGCCCGTCCAGGCAGCATCGCCCAGGTTGGGGATGCCGCCGCGTTCGTCCAGCTGATACACGCCGGTAGGGGCGTCTGCTCCGGTGACGGCAATCCACATGCCGGGCTTGAGGGCGGAATCCGGCGTCAGCTTGCCGCCGGTGTTGCGCCATGCGGCATGAATGGAATGGGTGATGAAGTGATTGCGCACATGACGCATCACATCGGATACCTTAACGGTCATGAATTGTGCCTCCTTATCTGAGGTGGGGCCGAAAAAAGGGCTGCATGCCCTCCAATGCGGAAGACATGCAGCCGGTGAATCAGTCGGTGAGTTTGTAGACGATGACGGCATCGGGGATGACGACCTTGGCACCGGAGAGGCACAGGCCCTTCACGCCGTCGCAGAAGCCCTTCTCGGGGCGGTAGGCGTCTACCTTGGTGATCTGGTTGGCGAAGGTGACCGCATCGGGCGTCATGGCGATGATCTGGTCGGTCAGGTCGTGGCTGACGTAGATGTCGAAACCGGCCATGCGCGCCACAGCGCCCTCGGCGGGCTTCTCGTTGCTCACAGAGGCGAAGGTGACGAAGCGTTCGTCCATCAGCAGGTCAGCCTCCAGCAGCGGACCCATGACCAGCTTGCGGTTCTGGCGGGGCACGCCGAGCAGGTCCATGGTAGCCTTCAGCTGCACCAGAACGGAGTACATGCCGCCGGCCTCAGCAGTGGGGATGACACGCGTTTCATTGATGCCGGCGTTGTCCAGGATGGTCTTGATGATGTACTCCTCCGCATCAGCAGCCAGACGATAGGCAGCGTTGCGCATGGCGGCCTCCATCAGGTCAGCACGGGCCTGCACGGCATCGACGTCATTGATGAAGAAGTTGTAGTAGGCGCCATGGTCGATGGTCAGAGTCGTGTCGGTGCCGGAGAGCTGCTCAGGATCAGAGATCTCCACGCTGGGGTCATAGGGCTTGACGGTGATGTCGTTCAGGGAGTTGATGTGAACCGTGTCGCCCCACTGGGTGATATCACCCTCATAGTTGTGGTTGCACAGCGCGCCGAAAACCAGCTGCTGCTGCATGTTCTCCTGCAGACGGGCGGACCAGACCTGGGGGATAAAGTTGTTGATAGCCATAGTGCATTATCTCCTTAATACATTTCAGTTGTGTTGGAGCGCCGTTCTGACTGCGCTCCAGTTGCGGTTGATGTCCCCGGCGGACATGCGTTTCACGTCCGCGTGGGTGAGCAGGCCCCCGGCTGTGACCGGCGGACGAACCTTCGTCACCGGCACAGGGTTTTTGACGGTAAAGAGGGCGCCGTACTTGGCGCGCCAGGGCTGCAATACTGCTGAGGCATCGGTGAGCTTGTTGTCCTGCCACGCTTCCTCGGGAAGTCGGATGGCGTCCAGCAGCAGCGGCAGTGCGTTGGGATTGGCGCCCTGGGCCGTGAGAGCATGGGTGAGGGCCTCGCGCCGGGCGGAAAGGCGGCGAGCCTCCTCCACCTGGCAGCGATAGGCGGTGTATTCCGCCTGGACAAGTGCGGTTTCGCCCTGCTGTGCGTCGCGTTGGGCCTGGGCCGCGTCCCTTTCCTGCCGGAGCGCATCCACCGTCTCCACATGGGCGGCAATGATGCGCTCGATGGCGGCGTCGTTCAGCTCCAGTTCCTTGAGGAGCTTGCGGGTCAGTGACATGTCATTTTCCTCCAATCAAAAAGCAGACACGGTGCGTCGCGTCTGCATGGTTGGTAAAGCAATTATTCCAGCGGGGGAGTGGCGGTTACCAGGGCCTCGATCTCTTCCTCCTGAATATAGGGGTTGAGGCGCAGGGCGGTGCGCAGGTCGATGTCATCGCGCATCTTGCAGATATCGCTGACGACCTCGCTCTCGTTGGCGATGGTCTGGCGGTTGAAGCGAATGTCCTCCGTGGGGCAGCCGATGAGGGCAAGCAGCTCCTGCACGAACTGGCGCAGCTGCCACTCGTAGCGGTCGGCCTTGAGGTGGAGGTTCGCGGCAGCGGCGCGGATGGCCACATTGGTCAGGCTGCCGCCGGTGAGGGCGTCCATGTCCAGGGCCATGTAGTCCTGATAGAGGGCGCGTTCCAGCAGGGTGAGGGCCTCCCGGCGGGCGGCGTAGGGTACCTCGATGGTGCGGGGCTCAGCGGTCGCGCCGGTACCAGAGCCGTCGGAAAGATTCGCCACGGCCTTGACGCGGTTGATCTGCTCCAGCAGCTCGGCTACGTCATCCATCGTGCCGCCGAAATTGTTCAGCACCCAGTACACGTCGTTGGCGCGTTCGAGGTTGTCGGCGAAGTCGGAGAGGATTGCGTCGTAGGCGTCGATTTTGGCCTTGATGGCGGGGGTGAGTTCGCTGGCGGCGTCCTTGTTGGCGCGCAGGGGAATGAGGGGCAGCTGGCAGAAGCCCTCCTCCACGATGACTGCGGTTTCCAGCGCGTCGGAAAGCAGGGTGCGGCGGTAGGGCTCCTTCTCCTGCACGACGGACACGCCGTGGCGCTCTTCGCGGAGAATCAGCACGCCGTCTTCATCGAAGATGCGAACATACATCGGGCGCTCAGCGGCGATCTGCCAGAACTGCACGCCCAGGCGGATCTCGCCGGTCATTTCGTCCAGCAGGGGGAAGAAGCCGGTGTAAGCGTTCTTTGCCGCCTCGATGACCTCCACATGGTCGGCATTCCAGAAGCCCCAGGCGCAGCCGTGGAGCAGTGCGCATTCGCCCAGATGCTCCAGCTGACGGTCGAAGTCAGCGCCCAGGGCCTGCTTGCACTCCGGGGGAAGGCTCACGCCCTCGGAGAGCAGGAACTGGTTCTGCTGGGTGACGAAGCGGTACAGGAATGCGCTGGCGATGCGGTTGCCCACTACGTCCTCCGTGGCGGTGCGGATACGGCGGCGGCCTGAGGCGTCGCGACCCTCCATCTTGCGGGCGCGCAGGATGGTCTTGTGGGCAACGGCGCTGTTTTCGCCCCGGAAGTAGCAGTTGGCCTCCAGGGCGTGGTGGAATGCGGGGGAGGCCTTGTAGCGGCGGATGGCCTCCAGGATGAGGGCTTCCTTGTCGCTGGCGGCAAGGTAGTCCTGGTAGGTGATGTCGGTGAACAATGGGATTTCCTCCTTAAGTTAATGCGGGATTCGCTCCGTGCGCTCCAAAGCCCGGATGAGGCAGGCGGCGGAGTCCGGCGCGTCGTCGTGGGCGGCAGCGTCTGTGTAGTCCAGGATCTGATCAATGTAGGCGCGGTCAGTGCCTTTGGCGAAGGCGATCTTCCCCCACCACTTGCGCAGGAGCGT